CAATCCTTGAATCAAGTTCACGTTGAAAGTCTTTTTTGTTGATGTAACTCTTAGACTGTGTTTTGCCCATGAAAGTAACAACTTTGAGCATCAGACGATTGTGAATCTCACCCGTGGCAAACTTGACGGGATAGAAGTCAACAACCATGTTACCATCTTTGGAAGTGAGTTGCATTTAGAAAAACAGCGAGTGAACTTACTACTAGGACACTTTAGAGGCTACAGTTACCATATCTCAGTAAATCGTTTGTGTGTTGCTTTGGTCATTCTTCCATCTGCTAACATATTATCGCATACATTTACGAAAACTTGAAACTTTTCCTCTCTTGTCAAAGTATCAGCACCCGCGCAATTTTTCATCACGTTGAGCATTTGTTTCTTGGATGTGATCATTTCAGAACCTCATGATAATCAATGGATTTGATGCACCAACCGACCATATTTGTAATCTCATCAACTAAATCATCCTCATCAATTACTTCCCATGTTCTTGCCTGAACCTCTTCAATTATGTCATCCTGTGTTAAAGTTTGAAGAGGATCTTCATGGTCACATAAAACATACCCATCATCTTCCCAATCAAATTCAATTTTTGTGACTTGGAATTGCATTGGTTTTTTGTAAACAGAAAGTTTGTTCAGTTGTTGTTGCAAATCAGGGAAAAGATCATTCATCAGAGATACAGGAATGAACCGTAAGCATCACAAATGTGAGGATTATCTGCTAACTGTGTGATAAGATAGCGGACACCTTTTGCAGGTGCTTTGTAACTAGCAGGTTTGTAACATTCGCCAGTGTTCTTATCAACGAACATCCAGCAAGAACGTCCGTTAGTTCTTTCGCCTCCACTCATCAAATAAGACCAGACTTTGATATACTTTCGACCCTCTTCAATTTCCAGTTGAGTGTAAACAGACCGACCAGATTCGATCCCATTTACTTTCCACTCATTGTTGAGCACTTCGATGAGTGCTTCAGTCAGGAATTGTGGTTTGGTTTGAGTTTCGATCATTTGAGTTGTGTTCATACTACTGGGACACTTTAGGGGCTACAGTTACCATTACCAGGTCTTTTCCATAATAAAGTTGGCACGGGAAAACTCTTCACGATCAACAACTTTGAACATGCCAAACTTGTTTGTGATAACATAACCTTCGTGCAGTGTTGATTCTTCACCAATCATACAAACAATGTCATCACACTCATCAATGAAGCAGAACAAATCATCCTTGATAGATGACACGAGTTTCCACAATCTGATGACGTTAGCATCACAATCAAATTTTTCTGCAATTTCACTTTCATCCACGACATTCTCATGGCGGATGCAGTCATTGATGTGTTTTTTGATTTTTGTTGCTTTGGCAGGAGTTACAAACTCACATAGCATCGACATTTGCTTAGCAAACTTACAAATATCAGCAATATCCTCACGATGAGGATTAAGTTGTGCTTCAGGTTGCACAAACAAACATTCACCAGTGCTGATGAGTTTGCTAGTCAAAGGAGATGCAATCGCATTGCGAAGATCACCCTTTGCTTTGTAGATTGTGTGAGGTGCAACAATAATATCCTGAGCAATTATCTCAGGAAAGATGTAAGTGATCGTGTTGGGGCGATAAGTATCACTACCACCAAACCCCAGAAAATCACCTTGAATGATAGAAGCTGTACGAGGAAGGCAATCAAAAGCAGCGTGCAAAATACGCGCAACTTTACCCTGATGGTTTTGGTCAATTTCGCCATGAGAATGATTGATCTTGATTTTTACTTTGTTGAACACAGATTTAGTGCCAACGAAGAATTTACCATTGGCAGGATTACGCCCCCAAACAATAGCAGGAGCACCATCCATCTTGGTTGAGATAATACTATCAGACTCACTGAACCAGTCAAGAACTGACAGATCTCCAGTCAGGATAGAATCTTCGGGATGTTCGAGGTGGGTGTTCTTCATACTATTGGGACACTTTAGGGGCTACAGTTGCATTAAAAAAGAGAGGATTGCTCCTCCCTTTTATATTCACCGATCTATCGCAGCATAGTATGCTTTATCGGTGATAACATTGAACAGAAGAGAAAGATCTTCTGTCAGTTTCTTCACTTCGTAGTTATGAATCCGAAAACGTGCTTTCACATCAAGGAACAAAAGTTCAAAGGTGGCAGCATAATCTTCACGTTCCATAACAACAGAAGGGCGAGTCATAAACGAATCGTGTGCTTACACTATAGGGACACTTTAGGGGCTACAGTTGCAATTATCTTCAGACCATACATATACACTAAAAAACGCCCGCAACGGTGTTACAGGCGCTTCTAGATGTGTCTCAGAGAGTGTTATGGTTTATAGTGACTTGCAGGTTTCTCTGTACCTTTGCGAATGTCACGCACCAATCTGTCACCTGCTCTCTTTAATTTACGACGTTCGTCTCTAGAATACCCTGAGGCTTTCTGAGGTTTGTAATTGGGTGAGGTTTCAGTTTTCTTTTTCTTTGTGAGGAGTTGTGAGGCAGTTGGTGTTGCTTTCTTCTCAGGAGCTTTGGTTCCACTCTTCTTAGCAGCGATTCTAGCTTGTGCTGCTCTCTTTCTCTCTGCCTTTACCTTATCTGCATACGATTGTTTAACCTCAGCAGATCCTCTTTCTTTCTCAGGTTGTTGTACTCTGGTGGATGCTTGTCTCTGCTGTCCAATATCCTTGCGGGATTTGTATGGTTTAGCAGGGACCATTTTGCCACCACCAGCAGCTTTCATCCTGCGTTTTTCTGGTTCTGATTTACGACGATCACGCCCAATTTCACCACGCTGACCAGTTTTTCTGATCTGCGATGAGCCCATGACATCCTTATCGTATGCTTCAGTAACAAATTGGGCGAACGTCTTCATCTCTCTAGATTTTAATCCTCAGAGGTATTTAGTTCAAAACCATCTACAAACTCCATTAGATAATAATCCACGGAGATCTCAAGTTTTGCTGCTTCTGATTCACATTGATCCCAGAAAGCTTGGGAGTCCAGTTGCATTTCATCAAGATTCATTGTCATTTGGTAGCATTTTTGCAGTGGCAGCAAAGGTTTCTCTTTGCTTGATATACAGTTTGACATATGCTTTCAACATGCTTTTGCATGTCTCAAGATCACCGATAGTATCAATTTCACGGGAAAGTTTTTCAAACTCAAACGATCCATTGATACTACCTAACTCAATGTCTTCAGGTTTCATACTGCTAGATGTCCCTCAGGGATGTCGATACGCTGCTTATATGTATCATCCCAGGAGCGAGTATTGTAGCAGGTCCACCCTGCACTGGTATAAACATAACCATACTCTTCACCATCATCCAGGAAATCTTCCAGGTTTTTATCAAGGCGAGGAGGGCAATCTTCACCGCGTCCAGAGTAATACTGAGGACCATATTCTTCAGATTCTTTTTGCTCAGTCACATATTCTGCGATCTTTTTACCAGTCCAGCGATCTTTTGTCCAAATACAGGAACAATCACCACCGTCAATCAGATCAGCAACTTTCTCTTTTGTGTCGTAGTGACTGTTAAGAATCCGACCAGTCCACTCAGGATAACCATCCCAGTGCTGATAGATGCTCAGGATGCTATCATCTTTGAGTTGAATACCGATGCGTGAACGAGTTCCCATGATAAAAGAGTTAGGTTGATTGGGAGGTGGACCAGTCTCCCGTGCAGTTTAGTGGGGCGATTGCCGCAGGTCACACTACTAGGACACTTTAGGGGCTACAGTTACTGCTCCCACCCCCAGTGTTCCATCCATTCATCAAGAGTGTATCCTTCTCCTGTGGATGTTTCTTCAATCAACTGTTCGAGTGTGTAGTCTTGAAGTTCCTCGCGATATTCTTCAGGAGTTTGATCTTCTTCAGGATCAAAATCTTCATGGCAGAGATATTCCCACTCTGCCACAAGTGCGTTGATAAGTTGTGCTCTAGTGTAGTTCATTAGTCTTTACCAAATACATCTTCGTAGGTCAAACTTTCAATGCGTTTTACTTGTTCAGAGTATGGTTTAGGATTCTCTTTTGGATCAAGAAAGTACCTATACATTGCACTGCCTGGTGGTGGTAAATCAGCGATCATTCTCTGCTTTACTTGCATCAATGCTTGTGCTTTTCTGTATCGTTCTCTTGCCTCATCAAATGGTTTTGAATGGACAGATTGAAAATTCATAGAATTACTCATCGGCGGATCTCACTGATAGCGGGTTGACCTTGATTGAAGACGACATCAACAACTG